ACTTTGAAACTTGACAAGGCTGAGAACCTTAGACCTATTGAAGTAGAGGAAAAACCCGAGTATAGTCCGCCCAAACAGGTTGCTTCTCCTAGGGATGCCAAGTTACAGGAATGGCTTGTAGACAACCCTTGGTACGGCGACAACGATGACCCTGAACATACTGTAATGAGTGCTACCGCCCTTGGCGTGCACAACGCACTAGTTAAACAGTACGGTCAAGGCTTCGTCGGCACAGATGACTACTACGAGAAGATTAACTCTCGTATGCGAAGAAGTTTCCCCGATTATTTCGGGAGCCAGCAAGACACTCAGGATACCGAGGAGGATGAACCGCCAGCGCGGTCAGCCCCTTCCCGTGCCAAACCCGCTACTGTCGTGGCTCCGGCTACACGTAGTACGTCGCCCAAGAAGGTAAAGTTAAACGCTTCACAAGTGGCTATTGCCAAGCGTTTAGGTGTGCCTCTTGAACTCTACGCCAAGAAGGTTGCTGAACAACAGGAGAATAGATAATGGTTACCGAAACTCGTTTAACTCGTAATACCGAGTCCCGTGACAAGACTATGCGGAAGCAATCGTGGGCACCCCCTGAGCTTTTGCCTTCGCCTAATCCAGAACCCGGCTTCAAGTTTCGGTGGGTACGCGTATCGACGCTAAATTCCCCGGACCCTATCAATATTTCTGCTAAGCGGCGTGAAGGCTGGGAGCCAGTTAAGGCTTCTGAGCATCCTGAGCTGCAATACCACATCGACCCCGAGGCGAACTCGAAAGATGTGGTCGTAATTGGTGGGTTGATGCTCTGCAAGACCCCTGAAGAGTTTGTCGAGCAACGTAATGCTTATTACCAAAAGCAGGCAAATGATCAGATGAATGCGGTAGACAACAACCTGATGCGCCAGAGTGACCCACGGATGCCTCTGTTCAACGAACGGAAATCATCCACTAGCTTTGGCTCTGGAAAATAATTTTTTGGAGTTTAATCATGGCTTATCCTACTGTAAGTGCCCCTTACGGCCTACAGCCAATCAACTTGATTGGTGGTCAGGTCTTCGCAGGTGCAACTCGTCAGTTGCCGATCACTCCCACTATCGGTAACGGTGGTGGTTCGATCAACTACAACACCCCGATCTACTACGGTGATGTAGTGCAGCTGAGCCAAGCAAATAGCACCATCATCGTCTCGACTCTGGACACAGATACTTCTGCTGTTCCGGGCGTTGTTGGTGTTTTCTTGGGTTGCACCTATACCAACCCTGTAACCAAACAAAAGACCTTCAGCCAGTACTGGCCCGGTTTTGCGTCTGGTGTAACTGACGCTTACGCGTACGTTGCAGATGATCCTGACCAGCTCTACAAAGCTGCGTCGGTGGGTAACACTGTTAACACCACCGGTCTGGTTATCAGCGCTGTATCGCAAGTTGTCGTTGGTAACAACGCTACTCTGATCTTGAACACTGGCTCGGCAACGACCGGTAACTCGAAGATTGGCGTATTTGCTAACGCAGTAAGCACCCCGCTGCCAATGCGAGTAGTTGATGGTATCCCTGATACCGCAACCTCCAACGGCTACACCGAGCTGGTTGTCAAATTTAACTTTGGCTACCATTCTTACAACAACGCTGACGGCGTAGCTTAAGGAGTAAATCATGGCTATTTCACGCGCACAACTACTGAAAGAGCTGCTCCCCGGCCTGAACGCCTTGTTCGGTATGGAGTATGCTCGTTACGGCGAAGAGCACAAGGAAATCTACGAAACCGAGACTTCCGAGCGTTCATTCGAAGAAGAAACCAAGCTGTCCGGCTTCTCGGCAGCTCCGGTGAAAAACGAAGGTTCAGCAATTGCGTATGACAATGCGCAGGAAGCTTGGACTGCTCGATACAACCACGAAACCATCGCTCTGGGTTTCTCGCTGACCGAAGAGGCCATCGAAGACAACCTGTATGACAGCCTGTCGGCTCGTTATACCAAGGCGCTGGCTCGTGCCATGGCTTACACCAAGCAGGTCAAAGCAGCTAACGTGCTGAACAACGGCTTTTCGTCGTCCTATCCGGGCGGTGACGGCAAGGCACTGTTTGCTACTGATCACCCGCTGGTGTCGGGCGGTGTCAACTCGAACGAGCCTGCCACCCCTGCCGATCTGAACGAAACTTCTTTGGAAGCCGCCGTTATTCAGATCGCTGCTTGGACTGACGAACGTGGTCTGCTGATCGCAGCTAAGCCACGTAAGCTGATCGTCCCACCTGCTCTCCAGTTCGTTGCTACTCGTCTGTTGGAAACCGAA